TCTCCACCGCTTTTTCAGTCTCTTCGAGTGTAACATTCAAGCCTTTTGTGCCCTCTGCCAAACCATCAACCGCAGTTTTTGCAACCTCCCCGATTCCCTTCTTGAACTTGGTACTGATTCTATCAACGCTTGCTTCAAGCTTGGCTTGTTCATCAATAAGAGAGTTTATGTTATTTTTTGCATCGTCTGCTGTATCTTTGAAGACAAGCCCCATTGACTTAACAGCCCCCGAAGCCCTCGCCAATTTTCCGGCTAGCCCCATCTGCCCAACAGCGGCAGCAACATCGGCCATCGCCTTAAGGGCCTTAGCACCACCGCTAATGATAGCAGCCATCGCGGTATTGACCGCAGTCACGAGGGTATTCCAAATCAACATCCAGCCATTAGTGGCCCTGCTTAGAAAGATTATTGCTTTCGATATTCCGGTGGTTAGGATCTGAGCAAAGCTCTTAAGGAAATTGATAATCCCAGACGCAAGCATCTTTTGGTTTTCGACTAACCAAAGCCGTGTATTTTTTATGACTGGCCCGAGGGCCTTGGTTGCTTGACTAAAAGCAGCGACAAGAACATCACCAACCCTAGCAGCAAGGGAGCCCACTAGGTTTCTTGCTTCCTTGAATTGCTTGATTAGTGGATCGTTCTCTTTTCGGTACTGCATTGACATTTCAGAAGCCAGAACCATCATATCCTTAAACTTCTTAACAATCTCAATTGCCTGGTTTACTGCTATGGCCGCAAACCCTAATGACTTTAGAGCAGCCGCGCCGCCAGTGCCGAGCGCTCTCACTGCTTTGCTAGAGTGACCAGCCGCATCACCAACCCCTTTGATTGCTTTGCTTGCCTTGTCTTTGGCTGTAAGGATAATCCCGTATTTTTTATCCGCCATCTCTTAGCCCCTTTTGCGCTTTTTCGCTGTTCTTCTTCTCAAGCCCATTCTTTTCACCTTCGCAAATTTCAAAGGTTTCAAGAACAACCGCAGGCTGCAACATAATATCTGAACCGCCCCAAGGGAGAATTTTAAGAGAGCGCCAATTAAGCCACCAAGAGAGAATCTCCCACGTTTCACTTTTAATCTGTGACCACGGGCAGCGGCGTAGTGAATGGTCGAAGGCAAAGCCGAGATTTGAGGCCGGTTTACCGTCGCAACCCCTCGCCTTTCTCTTTGAATCGCCATGTTCCCACCCTTCCCCTTTGCATTTGGAACAGCCCCAACCAAAAGACGGGTCGCCACTAAGCACAAACCTAGTAGCGAGAATTAGTTTTTTCTTTGGCCTGCTTTTAGCTTTGAGATGCTGGATAGAGCCTCGTAGATCTCATCAACCAATGCAGTTTCGCCACGTTCAAAAAGCTCTTCACCGTTTAAGATTGGCTCGCCTTTTATGTCTTCGTAGTTCTCAATGTTGATAACCCGTTCAGCGATGATCCTCTTAACAACTGCCTCCGCTTTACGCATTGCTTGAGGAGATGAAGGCTTAACGCCAACCATCGCCCGCTGGTAAGATCTAACCTCTTCACCCGTCATGGGTAGCAGGTCGCAACTTACCTGCTCCCCTTCTTCAAGTTCTCGATTATCTCCCAGCTCTGGAATGTAAAGAATGATATCTTCCTCGTTGTACATAATAGCCCCCGGCCTTAAATGTTATGAAAATGTAATTGTTAGCTCATCATTAGATGCGGCGTCTTGAGCAAGCGCTCTGAATGGTAAATCAATAATAACTTCTTCGGACTCTGGAACGTTTAAAGCTGAGAATTCAAACTCAACTTGATCAAGGTCAATGGTGCAGACATTACCCGTGCCGCTACCGCTCACGATTTGTAAATCCCTCGTGCTAAACCCTTTACGCTTTCCGATTTCGAGCGCTTGGTCCTTTGCGCATCTCACGCTCAAGCTACCTGTGACATCTCGAAAGCCTGGGATGAAATCCGTAACAGTTGAAGCAAAAGCCTCGTCAGAAATTGCTTTGATATTGTTAACAAGGGACAACTCAAAAGAAACGATTTCTAACCCACTGTTCCCCGCCAAAGTCACCGAGCCGGTGATCCCTGGACTTGGGGATCCAGAGACCGTCTCGTCTGGGGTATAAGGGATAACGGCCACTTCATCAGCCCAGCTGAGGGTGTCCCCGAGCGTCAGTGTTGAGCCGACCTTGTTTGTAACCTCGAACCCTACACCGCCGTTGTGACTTGAGCCAATCTTGACGACAGAGCCAATTTCAAAAGCATCGGCATCATCTACGATAAGAGTATCAGAGCTGGACCCCGTGCCGTGAGTTGTGCTTGTGCTTGTATGGATATGAGTTGAAGCGCCGCCGCTAAATGAAACTCTGGGATCGTCACCGCCGCTCATCGAAATGGTCATGGTATCAACGTAAGCACCAGTCACCGACTCCATTACGACACTGTTCATATGCTGGACTAGCGTTAGTGAATCAAGGGCTTGTCCAGATGTCAGGCTGAAAACCTGGCTAGAACTGGCACCCATCGCGGCCTTAAACAAAGGCGCAAGATCGGGATCAGTAGAACCGGAGCCCGAAGGAATGAGATAGGAATCAACAGACCAGGAAACTTCTTTTCGCCCCGTGATTCTTTCATAGTGCGCCCGCACAGCTCTTGAATCCATTCGGTTCCTACGCTCTTGTTTGAAATCAAAAGAGCAGTTCAGAACCTTGGCTGCGTCATCACCGACTGGCTTGGCGAATGTTCCATAAGTTGATTCGGTCTTGCAGAAGAAAGCCCTATTTCTTCCTAGTGCGTGGTCTTGAGTGCTACCCATTATTCAGTCTCCTCTTTCGGTTCTTTCTTCGATTCTTTTTTTGGTGCCTTCTTTACGGGTTCAAAGTCACCACGCTCTGCTAAAGCCTCGGTTCCTTTTATCACCTCGCCATTCTTCAAACCACGGCCGCCGATTTTTAGGTTTCCGTCTTCGCCTGTGTATCTTAATTTCATGAACTCGCTACCCCTCTGAAGTATGCAACGTTGGTTGTGATAACCATAGAGCCATCACCATCACCGTCAGGTGCGCCCTCGTCCGTTTCAACTGATGTTATCGTGGTTGATATTGCGTTATTGTCTCTTGTTGTATCAGCATTGAGGGCAGCGATCACGTCATCAAGTAAATCATTCAACTTGGTGGCTCGGTCGTCTTGGGTTGTCCCTGCGACGTGGCCAATCACGAGAATGGTGAGAACCACTCGGATATTGCTGTACTCAAACTTTAAGCTTTCTCTCTGTGGAACGATACCTAGCCACGGCTTTTGTCCTGGCTTTACTCCAGCCCATGATTTTCCCAATGCTTCAACCGTGTCTATCGTTGTCTTGTAGCCGTTGTCGGTCGTTATTGTTTCAAGCACTGTTTTAATATTTTGGAGAACGAGGCGCCGGGTAGGTGTAGCCATTAAAATCCACCCTTCTTGAATACAATGCCCACGTTTTCATCAAAAGCCTTCTCCACATCCTCATCGAAGATGGCGAGCGCCTTGTCTAAATACCTAAGGCCGGGGATTTTCACTTTTTTCTTCAAGATAAAAACGGGCTTCTCTCTGCCATTTTCAAATAGATACGCGGTCCCGTTTGGGTCGTGGCTGCTTAGTGCAAAGTTTAATTTGCCCTTTGGAAAGTCTCTTGGCCACCTTATTCCAACGTAGCTCTTTGCGCTTCTGTGAGGGTAGGCCATCCACTTAAGGGGAGCATTGGGAGTGAGTGTATCGCCTTCATCTTGTGTCTTCGCATAAATTAAATCACTAAAAACGCCGAAAGTAACTTCTTCTCCCGTGTCTATCAGCTCAGGCTCATAACTATCGGCTAGGCCACCTTTTGGATTCTTGGCTAGACTATAGATAGACTCGACAATTGATTCAGTGAGAAAATGAGCGCTTTGTTCCATCGCCTTCAACACGCCCTCTTCGGGCATTCTCTCGGCAATGTCATCAAGAATATCCCCTAGCAACGGGGTTTCTTCGATAACGTCAAAATCACCGGCCATCTGATTAGCACCAATTCCCATTTGAGCCGCCGCCACTGTTCACGCGGTCATTCATCCCAACTGTGAACGTGGGCTTTTCAAAATCGGAATCATCGTTGAGGGTATCGTTAGCGTCTTTTGATATCCCGCCAACCTTAACCCGAGTTTCTCCCCCAGATTCTTTCACAAGATTTGCGAGAATATCTTTATAATGCTGCGTCTTTTGAGACCTTGAGCCAGACATACCAGCCGCACTTCTATCGATGTCCCTTGCAAGCTTGGCAAGGATGGCGCGGCAAGCATCAATTGAGCAGAGAATAACATCGGCTCGAATATCAAGTAATGCGTCAATCGTTTCGTTGCTTAATAACTGGTCGTCTGTGTCTGTGTCGCCTATCTTAAGACGGACCTTATCACGATCGGTTGCAATGCTATCTGAGAAGCTCCAGGTCATTTGTGAGCCCTTGTGTTATGACGCTTAAGTCCAGGCCCATCCTTGAAATCCCTTTCGCACTTATTGCAGCGGAATCTCGGGATTTCTACTTTTTCGATATGACCCCACTTTAGCAGTGACTTGAATTGTGCCCATTCCTCTGGATGATCGAGAACATCTCCCGGCGAGATGTCCCCGATCTTACGTCCAGGAAGAGCCACTTTTAAATGCCTCTTTGCAATATAGGTAGCCCCCGGCATGATCATCCTATTATGCCAGAAGGTTAGTAAATAGCGCACCGAAATCAGCGCCAGTTCTAACGAAATCATAAGAGGTTACCCCTACGATTCGGTCACTGAACCGAGTATCTAAACGCATCTTTTGAATCTGAACACCGCCAGCGCTAACGCCTTCGAGACCAGTCCATGCAAAAAGATAACCCGCTGAAGGTGTCATCAATCCCGGCGATGGAGCAACATACCCCAACCACGCGGTATCAGCACCGACGAACGCCATGGAGGTCGTTCCACCTTCTGG